GCAAGCGCAACGCGTCGGGCGGGTTTAGTTATTCTGCCCCGGACGGGATGCATGACGATACAGTAATGAGCCTGGCTATCGCATGGAGTGGGTTACAGGAACGCGTGCAGATAATAAAGAACCCGTTTTATGAATACTAACAGGTGAGGACTTATGGGCGTAATGGACAACATTAGGAACTGGCTGCTTGAGCCGCTATTGGGGCGCGAAACGGTTGAGCGCGTGAACGCATCATCGCTTAGGCGTGACTACCGGCGCGGGCAGCATAAAGCGCCTATCAAGTCAGCGGATGATGCAATCATTGTTAACTTTATTGGCTTGTTGGTAGACAGATCCGTTGCCATGTTGTTCGGGCAGGAGCCGTCGTTTGACTTGCCCGGTGAATCAGACGCGCCTTCGCAGCAATACATTGACGCTGTATGGAGGGCTAACCGGAAGATGCAGTTGTTGAAACGTGCGGCTGTTTATGGGGCTGAAAGTGGCACGTGTTACGTCAAGATTCTGCCGGATGGAGCGGTCACAAAAGACGGTAAGATTGTTCCGCAATTGGTGGTGCTTGACCCGTCAACTGTGACAATGGACGCGCTGCCAGAAGACATTGACACTATTTTCCGCTATACCATCGCCTACGCCATTGAAGACCCAGTGACGAAAAAGGGCAAGGCAATCAAGCAGGTTATTGAGCATGACGCGGAAAGTGGCTACTGGACAATTACAGACAGTGTCAGCATAAATGGGGCAAAGTGGGAAGTCACAAATGAGCAGGTGTGGGAGTGGGAATTTGCTCCTATTGTACACTGGTTCAACTTGCCGGAAGTTGGCAGCGTCTATGGCAGACCGGACATAACTAACGACTTGATTGACTTGCAGGACAAAATCAACTTCGTATCCAGCAACACCGCTAAGATCATCAAATATCATGCCTATCCGAAGACCTGGGCGCGCGGCTTCAGCAATACCACGAAAATTCAATGGGGCGTGGACGACATGGTTACCACGTCTGATCCGAACGCGCTCATTCAGAATCTGGAGATGCAGAGCGATTTATCATCGAGCCTTAACTTCATCCGCTATCTCAGGCAGGCGTTGTTTGATGTTAGCCGGGCTGTCGACATTGATTCTATGGCGGATAAGCTTGGCAGCTTGACCAACTTTGGCTTGCGCGTCTTATACCAGGATGCGCTTAGCAAACTGGAAGAAAAGCGCGGGCTGTATGGCGAAGGTATCGTTGAGATCAATCACCGCCTGCTTGCACTCGCCGAAGCGCCTGATAATGACGGCGGCGAGGTGGTGTGGCCTGATGTACTTCCAGTTGATGCAATTGGACAATCGCAAGCCTTACGCACCGACGTGGAGGTTGGGCTTGTTTCTAAGCAAACGGCAAGCGGGCTTCGCGGGTATAAGTGGGAAGATGAAGAGGAAAGAATCGCAAGTGAAAAAGCGGCCGGGGACAATATCGGCGCGGCTTTATTGCGCGCATTTGGGCAGGGTGAATAATGCCGACACCAACTGAATTGGCACGCGCGTTCAAGGCGGCTGTTGATAGACAGGATTCTATCGCATTGACGCGCCTTGCGAAAACGTACCATCAACTTTACTTGCGCCTTACGCCTAAGTTGGACTCGCTGCTATTGGCAATGAGCAATCTGGAATCGCCGACAAAAGGACAGGTATTCAGACTTTCGCAATACAAAAACCTAATCAATTCGCTGGAATCGGAGCTCACAAAGTATTCTGCTTACGTTGAGGTGGAGATACGCAACAACGCAATGACGAGCGTAGAAATGGCTGTAAAACAGACCGAGGCATTCCTGAAGGCTGCTGGGTATAGCACGCCGCAATCGCTGCCAACAAACGCTATTTATAACATGCTGGGATTCTTACAGGAAGACTCTCCGCTATGGAAACGGATTAATCAACTTGCGCCATATCACGCGCAGGAAGTTGGGAATGCCCTACTTGAAGGGGTGGCGTTTGGCTACAATCCTGCTAAGACGGCACGCGTGTTTGAGAATGTGATGGGCGGCGGGCTTACCGATGCCATGCGCATGACGCGCACTTCGCAGCTTTACGCGAACCGTGAGGCAAGCCGGGCGATGTACATTGCCAACTCGGATGTAATCAGCGGGTGGATGTGGTGGAGCGCGCAGGACGCTGACACCTGCATGGCTTGCACGGTTGAGCATGGCACGGTCCACAGCAATGACGAAAGTATGGACTCACATTACAACTGCCGATGCACAAGTGTTCCGGTTGTAATCGGATATAACGACCAAGTACAAACAGGCACGGACTGGTTCCAGGGCTTGAGCGAAGCAGAGCAGCGGAACATGATGGGGGCGGGCGCGTACGAAGCCTGGAAAGACGGCAAGTTTGAGCTTACAGACATGGTAACACGGCGGCATGATGACGTGTACGGCGAGATGCTGGCACGCACGCCGCTTGAACAACTAACACAGAAATAATCGGAGGATTAACATGACAGAAGAAAACCCTAAAACCGAGATGGTTGAAGGTGCAGCGCAGGACGTTGCAACGGTGGTTGACGAAAACCAGCCTGAAAAGTTTGACGAGGCGCGCGCGATGGAGCTCATCCGCAAGCAGCGTGAAGAACTGAAGCAGGCAAAGAAAGACGGCAGCTGAATTGGAACGTTATAAGCAAGCGGAAGAGGTTCGCAAGCAGGCGGAAATGTCAGAGACAGACCGTTTGAAGATGGAACTTGAACGCGCGCAAAGCGAACTAAAAGCTAAGACCGTACGCACTATGCAAATCGAGGTGGCGGCTAAGTTAGGCTTGCCGGCTGCGTTATCAGACAGACTTCACGGCGAGACGCTGGAAGAGATGGAAGAAGACGCGAAGGCAATCCTGGAAGTGCTGCCCAAAAAACCAGCCCCCAATTTGGGCGCGACCAATCCTGGTGACAGAGCGGGCGTAGTGGAGACACACGCTCAAAAGAAAGCCCGGCTGCTTGGTCAATCACCAGACATTTATTCTGGAGGCGGAATTAACTGGGGCAATCAAGCCCCAAAGGAGTAGTAAAAAATGGCAGACGAATCAACCTATACTGGCATATCCAGCTTAGTAGCAAACATTTATGAATTGGCGCTTTTGACAGCGCAAGAGGGGAACGTAATCGCTCCCTTCGTAACTGTGTTCAATGACACCGGCAGCTCTCCGCGCGTGTTCGGCTCATATTCAGGCGGTACATTCGGTACTGTTACAGAAAGCGAAGACATGTCTCCGCAGGCGTTTAACGCCTCTGTTTCAGGCACTATCACGCCGGCAACTTATGGCCAGCAATTCTTACTGACCACCCGGCGTATTCGCTCCGATCCCAATAACGCGCAAGCTGAAGCGGGACAATATTTAGGCGAGACTGCAGCCGCTCATATTGACACCAATCTTGCCGGCGTGTTTTCAAGCTTTACCGGCGGCACGGTTGGCACTGCAGGCGGTACTTTGACTTGGACTAACATTCTACGCGCGCAGGCTTATATGCGGACAAATAAAATCTTTGGCCGCTATACTGTTATCCTGCACCCCGTGCAGTGGTTCTATCTGACTTCAGGTACAACCGGCGTGCCGACCTTTATTGACAATCCTGACTTAAAGAACTCCATCATCGGTGGATTCTATCAGGCAAGTTTTAGTAACATGGACTTCTTTGCCGACGCGAATATCGCAAGTGGCACGGCGGCTGTTGCCGGCATGTTCGCTAAGCCGGCCATCGCGCTGGATATGCGCCAGCCGTTTACCATCAACCCGCAATGGGACGCATCCTACTCCGGTAGCGGTGCCTGGGAGTTGAACGCAAGCATGGAATATGGCTTTGGCGTCTATCATCCCACCTATGGCGTGAAGCTGATTGGAACTTCCGTTTAACGGATAGTGTAATGGGCAGAGATAGAGCGTATACCTCGACAAGCGGCAAGCTCCACCGCTTCTCTGCCCTATTGGAGCTTACAAGCTGGAGGCTTGATTAACATGAGATTGAACTGGTTTAGCAACAGCCCGGCAGCCGCGACTGGCTATGGGAATCAAACAAAACTATTCGTGCCGCGCCTTGCAAAACTATTAGACGGCGGCATTTCTGTGACGGCGTTCTATGGGGTGCAGGCGGGTGTGCTGAATATCAACGGGATTAAGGTTTATCCGTCATTTCGTCATCCATATGGACAGGACATTATCGGCGCGCACGCAGTTTGTGATGGAGCGGATGCGGTTGTTACCCTGATGGACGCGTGGGTTGTTGAAGCTCAAAACATTGATGTGCCCTGGTTTCCCTGGTTTCCGATTGACCACGAACCGATGCCTGCGAATGTGTTGGCAAAGTTAAGGCAGGCAACTAAGGGAATAGTCATGAGCAAGTTTGGCGAGCGCATGGCAGAAATGGTAGGGCTTGATGTTTGGTACGTTCCGCACGGCGTGGACACGAACATCTTCAAGCCGCTTGACAGGGAAGAAGCGCGTGAGCACCTTAATTGGCCGCAAGATAAGTTTATTGTTGGCATGGTGGCTGCGAATAAGGGCAACCCGTCCCGTAAGGCATTTTACGAACAAATTGCAGCCTTTGCAGCTCTGCATTCAGAACACCCAGACACGATGTTATATCTGCACACCGACACGGGCGTGAACGGTGGCGACGTGGTAAACCTGCCGAAGTTCATCCAACGCATGGGGCTGGAGATCGGCAAAGACGTGCTGTTTGCGGACCCTTATATGTACGGACTGGGTTATCCCGACTCTTATATGGTGGATGCCTACAATGCGATGGACGTGCTGATAAACGTGAGCTTAGGCGAAGGCTTTGGCATTCCAATTCTCGAAGCGCAAGCCTGCGGGACGCCTGTTATTGTCGGCGACTGGACTTCAATGGGAGAACTTTGCTTTGCCGGCTGGAAGGTGGACAAATCAGAGGCGATTCCAATTTATCACGATTTCTTTGACGCGTTCCAATGGCAAGCCACAACGGCGGCGATCTGTGACCGAATGCTGCAAGCTTATGCCGCGAAAGACGATTATGAACTACGTAACCAGGCGCGGCGCGGGGCTTTACCTTACGACACGGATACCATTACGCGTAAGTACTGGAAGCCGATTCTGAAAGAAATGGAAGTAATTGTCAAAGAAGAAAAATCTCTCAGGTTTGAAGAGGTGGTAAGAGCATGACCGCTTTACAGTTAGGCTGTGGCGTCAAACCTATTGACGGAGTAATCAATCACGACAAAGAAAAACATTCAGAATTTGTTGACGTAGCACATGACCTCGAAATCTTTCCGTGGCCGTGGAAGGACGAGGAATTTGAAAAGGTTATCGCCCTGGACGTTATGGAACACTTGAAGTGTGATGTTTATGAGTGGCTTGATGAATGTTGGCGGATACTGAAGCCGGCGGGATTGTTGGTTTTACAGCTACCGGCATGGAATCATGAAGTTGGACATATAGACCCAACACATCGCAGGCTGTTTCATCCGCAAACGTTTGAATATTGGGATAAACGCACGTTCTTTTATAAAGAATATGGCTGGTTTTACTATCAAAAGTCAAATAAGTGGTGGAAGATAGAGCGTGTTGAGCCAAAAGACGGCGGTTCAAATTTGTTTTATGTGCTGCGGAAGGAATAACTTATGGCACGAACAGGAATGCAGACACTAATTGACACGGTAAGGGGTTATGCCAATGCCGCGCCGGACGAATGGGAAGTCTCGACCGATACCAGCCTGGTTGAGTACTGGAGCGATGAAGAAATCGAGCGAGTGCTGGATAGGCATAAAGCCGAATACATCCATGAGCAGATGAACGCTTACCCGACTTATTCCGGTGGGTCTATCGTTTACCTGCAATATCACACGGGCGTTAGAAACATCGAATCTGGCACGGCGGTCTTCAAAATTGAGGACACTTCTGGAACGGTAAGCGGATACACGATGGATTATGCGCGCGGCGTGGCAACTTTCGCAACCGACCAGGCAGGCAAGGTGTACTGGTGGAGCGGGTTTGCTTATGATCTGGACGCGGCTGCGGCTGACATATGGCGGATGAAGGCATCGCATGTGGCAGGGCTGGTGGACTTCAGTACCGACGGACATTCGGTGAAGCGCAGTCAGCAGGCGCAGCAATACCTGACAATGGCTGGTTACTATCAGCAGCGCAGTGCGAGTGAAGGCATTTCAACCGCGAAGATTGTGAGGGATGACATATGGGGATAGGCTTGACCGCGCGTGAACTAATGCAGATGCGGGCAGACATTGAAGACCTGCTGCCCGATGTTTGTGACATTCTTAGCGTGGCTTATACCGCCGATAGCGAAGGCGGATTTACCGAGGCGTGGGGCACGGAAACCGCGAATGTGCATTGCCGCATTGATTATCGCACTGGCAGCGAATTGCTTACAGGCGGGGCAATTCAGCCCTATAACAAGGCGGTGTTGAGCTTGCCTTATAACGCGCCTATTTCTACTACTAACCGTGTAAAATCTGGCGATTATACTTGGGCGGTAAAAAGCCTCAATGATGGGCAAAGTTGGCAGGCGGTGAAGCGCGCTGAATTGGAACGGGTCGAATGAGCGTTAGCGTAAGAGTAGACACCAAGAAGCTGGACGAGATTATCGCTAAATTGCCAGGCAACCGCGACAAGATTATCAGAGCCGCAGCCTCTCACATTCTCGGGGAAGCCCGCATGCGCGCACCAATTAGGACTGGTGCACTGCGGAATAACAGCCAGGTGACAGATGGGCGCGGTTATTCTAACGTGGAATTTAATCAGGAATATGCGGCTTATGTGGAGTTTGGCACTTACAAAATGGCGGCACAGCCTTATCTAACCCCGGCGGTTGAGGCAGAAGCAAAGCTGCTCGAGCAGCGGATTAAGGACGGTCTGATTCAGAAATGACCTCATACATTAATGCACTTGACTCGGCAATCTATTCCAAACTATCCGCTGGCACGGCGCTTACTACCGCGCTCGGTGGCACTTGTATCTATCACGGCGTAGCACCCGAAGGCAAGGCGCTGCCGTATGTGATATGGAGCTATGTGGCAGGCGGGCACGAAAACATGACGCCGCACGAGAGCGTGAATGCGGTGA